GACACAAATTGCAAAGACACACTGAATCCGCTACCAATCACTTGTGTCTCAAACTGCTTTGCCAGTTTTGTACCGTACACCGTAGTGCCATACTTGGCTCCACTATTACCGTAGAAGCCTACAGAGCCTGAAGTGTTAGACAGACTGATTGTCTCAGGCTGAATAGACCCAAGAGTGTCAAAGTCATACTTAAGGTTTACAGAAGTAGTCATACCACCTTGAGGGTCAACGTACAACACCATCTTGTAAAAGGTTTTGCGAAGACGTGGGTCTTGCACTGGAACAAACGGGGTAGCAAACGAAGCAACAATGTTGCTGCCATCAAAGCTATTACCGCTCTCCATCTGATAGACATAACCGTCAGAATGAGCAAATACAATTGTCTCTGTCTGGCTAACGTAATCGCTGTCAGCAACATAGGCTTTGATGCCGATTGTTTCTGCCCAACTCATTTGACCTGTGTCATTACCAACCGTCTGCGTTCCAAGAACACCTTTAGCACTTGCTGCAGAAACGCTATCGTTATATCCAAAGATTCGGTATTGAGACTTCTGCTTGATAACACAGCTGGCAAATGCAGAGCTAGACGAAATCAACGTAGTCATCTCATCCTGAATAGGCTTTGACACCACACCCAAGTTGAAGTCACCAACACGGTCTGTAGCACTAAGCAAACGCAATCCTTCAGGGCCAAGGAACATCACGTCACCGCCAATTTCCTGAACAGTGTCGGGAGCAACGCAGCCCACGTTACGTGTGATAGGTTGCAGAACAAAGTCTTGCAAAGTATTACCTGTAAGCTGACTAATCGTCTTGTCTGTAAAGATGATGAGAGCTTCACGGAAAACAATCAACCCAGTCACTGCACCGCCAACGTCCATAACACCTGCACCATTGGCAGCAGAGAAGTCGTCGTCTGTATAGGGGGCAGTGAAGGTGAGCAATTGTCCTTTAGCAAAGAACATTTGGTTCTTGTGAAACACTACAAACTCTGCAGCGTCTACATCAGAAGGAGCACCAGTCAGAGTGGTAAAGGTTGTACCATCCCACTTAAACGGCTTGTTATAGCTGTCAACACCCATCACGTATTCTGTACCGCCAATGCGATACTTCGATGTGCGTAGTTTCAAACCGTTAGCACGGCTATGAGACAGCCATGTCACAGCAGCATTATCTGCAGGGCTGGATGCAAGAGCGGGATAGATTGTTACCGTAGCTGCACCAGACGTTACAGTTGGTACAGCAAGCACAGTGTAGACAAGCTCTATACCCGCAATACTGAATGTGTCACCGATCTGTGGAATATCAGTAAGACCATCAATAGTCAAAGTAGTGCCTGTTTGAGCACCACCATTGACCAACACTGTCCCATAACTGGGGACGTTAATCTTGGTGTAGCCCAACCCTGTTGTCCTGTATATGTCACCGCCACGATAGGCCAACACTGTATCGTCCCACGCTACAACACCTTTGATGTTGCCGTGATGTGAAGTGAATGTAATGGCGGCTTTGTCTGCTGGACTAGACGCTAACGATGTTGTCAGCGTAATAGTAGCTTGTTTGTATGTGCTGTTGTAAGTAACACCGGCAGTGGCGATAGTGTAGGTGCCTGTAACGCCAGCAACGGTGAGGGTGTCACCAGCAACAGGTGCGTTGAACAAGTTTGAAATTAACAGCGTAGTACCAGACTGTCCACTACCTTGCACCTTTGGAAGACCGAACGAAGGAACAACATTGCTATCGTATTTGTCAAAGCCTTCAATGCGGCGATAACCACCATCAACAGACGGCTCAAAGTTTTTAAGCAGACGAGCACTGCCCGGAGCTTGAACACCTTGCTGCAGTGGAGACAGGTTAGAAACTAACCCACCTCTAAATTCAAACGCATGTGTTTGCCATCCATCTGCCATGTATTACCTCACTCGATCACCAAAAGCAGAACCAACTTGTTGCTGCGGAATATACGTAGAACGCATATATTCATAACGATTGACCAGCATTGTCCGCATACGCTTCAAGCCTTCTTCAAACTTCGCCTTAGCAATGTTGGCGGCTTGTTCATTACTACGGAACATGTATGCGTGATACATAGCGCCGTCGACAATGACGTGACGGAATCGTTCTGGAATAGACGGAACATCTGTGCTGCTGACCAAATCTACAGGAACACGGTAGTATTCGTAGACAACTTCGTAGTCTTGATCAGGAGCAGGTGTGACACCATATTCCAAACTTGGCGCATGAAACACCTTCTCGGGTACAGCACGTTTGGAAGTGTCGGTGGAATACTCTTGATCGACGGCGTTGGCTAGATAGTCTTCGTAAGAGACGACACCAAGCTTTGTAGTTTTGTTACCGAGCGTAGAGTCTTCTTTGACTCGGAAGGTGTCAAAGTCAATCGTAGCTGCATCGTTTGGAAAAGCGTAACGAGTTATCCCAGTAGACAACGTCTCTTCAGCAACGACATGGTTGAAAGGCCATTCGTAATGTGTCTGATTGATGTCTCGGATAGCAGAGTTGACAGAGTCTTTGATGGTGGCGTAGAAGCCTGTGGCGTTTGTAAAGTTAGCAGACGTCAACTCAATCTCGTTGAGACGACGGTTCACTTCATTGACCAACCCAATGTAATCGTATGCCATTATTGTTCCTTCACTCGCAAACGGATGACACGTTCAGCAATATTGCCTGAGTCATCAACCATGCGACAGGTAAATTTGTATTCGGTGTTGTTAGTGCCTAAGCCAAGATTGATAGTGGCTACACCACCAGAGATGGTTTGTGCAACGTTCTGGATACCATTGACTGTAGCTCCAGCAGCAATAGCTGTCTTAACACCAGAGGCGTCATCTACATACCAAGTGATGAGACTGATGGTTGCACCATTGAGAAACCTTGACCAGTCTACACTGTAGTCAAGCTGTTCATCTGGATCTTTGTTGGGCCAACGAAACGACATATCTATTCCTTAAGCTACCAATACACTTCGATCTGAAGAGCTTGGCTTTCTATACGTGTACACTTTTCTCAGTTCTGTCGACACGTTACTTCTACGTTCATACACAGTATGTGTTTTGTCGACATAGACAGTGCGAACTAACACCGGCACTTCAACTGTACGTTCTGCAGCAGAGCTACGACGCTCCACCAATACTGTTCTAGTTCTAGCATAAAGAGCAGCAACAGCGTTGAAATCAAATACAGTAGTGGTAATTGTCGGGCTACCGACGGATAGTGTCGCGCTTACACCGTCAAATGTCGGTCTAGCATTGTTGGCAACAACAACAGAGCCAATATAGCCAGTAGCGTAGACACCAGTGGTTTCTATAGATGCAGCAGCTTTTGCAACAGCATCGCCCAATGTAACATTGACAGCGCTTGTAACAAGGGCAATGTTAGCTTCACCAACAATTGTTACACTGCCGACAGACAATGTTGCAGTAACGCCTTCTACCGGAATGCGGTTGATGGAGCGGACATCCACTTCACCAATAACGAAGGATGATTCAACACCTGTAAGTTCAGTGTTGGCATCAGCAGCCACTGTCAGCAACCCAACAGCTGCTGTCGAAGCTACACCAGTCTGCGCAACATTTGCATCACCTGTAACGTCTACATCACCAACAGCACCTGTAGCGTAAACTCCCGACACCGGGAATTTACAATCGAGCTTGAACGTTACATTGTCATTGACAGAAACAACAGCTTGAACACCAACAACGCTGGTGACAGCAACGCCTACAACACCTACATCGCCTACAACAGCAGGGCTTACTAAGCTGACAACAACGTGATTGGCATCACCGCTAATGACGACGCCACTGTCAGATGTTACAGTGGCTTGTAAGCCGTCAGGCGTGTAAGCTACACTACTGACACCATATCGCACAGCACCATACGTGCCGATGCCATATATAGCGCCAGAGCGAGTTGTCGTAGCCATCTACGCCGCCTATTAAGCTAGACGAACGATAGCGTTGGATGCGTCTGCTGCAGGGAACTGAACAACAAAATCGCCGTTGGTGGAGGTTTTGTCACCACCAAAGGAGATGACAGCAACAGCATTCGTGGTGCTGGAGCCACCGTCAGTGGTTGTGTTATAGATCAATGCACCAGCTGCAGTGATGGTGGCATTGGGCCACGTAGCGTCTGCAAAGTCAATGAATGCTGTAGTGCCGCTGGTAGCGGGGTCGATGTTGGTCAGTGTTGCACCGCCAGCTGTGTAGCCTGTGCCAGTCACTTCATTGGTAGCGCTGTAGTCTGTGGTGGAAGCGCCGAGTGTAGCGTCAGAAGTATACAACGCAATCTTGAACGTGTGACCACTAGAGGCATTGAAGTCATGCTTACGCTCAAGAAGCTCTTTCTTGAAGCTGGTGCAGATTGCCGATGTGATTGCCATAATAAGTCCTATGTTAGAAACAAGAAAAGGGAGAGCCTACAAAGACCCTCCCTCTTAGGATTGCCTAAAAGATTAGGCCAGTTGGTCGCGGTCGACGGTATCAGCAGCAGCGCCGCGATACTTGCTCACGTCAACGATGACAGCGAACACACGACCGGAGATGACACCGGGAGAACCGTCGATGGTCGTAACCACGTCGATGGTGTCAGCAGCGGCAACCACGCCAGCGGTAGTACCAATTTTGATGGTACCAGC